ATGATTAATGCGCGCACCTTTAATACTGTAAATGAAGTGCTTGAACGTCTTAAAGGGTATGGCTTCACTGATGAGCACGGACACAAGTTAGAGGCGTGTGTGGAGTTCTTTGCATTGGCGAGCCTGTCCACTACATTTTACGATAATAATAAGCAGAATGACCCGCTACGAATCAAGTGTTACCAGGTGGAGATTTACAATGGTGATTTACAGCTAGTTAAGGGTTTTAGTAAGAGCAAATGTTTGGATGCGGAAAATGGCTTTTTCCTCATTGACACTGAAGAAGACGGTATTTCATTGTTAGCTGTAAGAGTGAGTGATTGCACTCATTACAAGGCATCACCAATTTACGAGAGTGCGGTCCGTTAATTTACGAGAAAGTGATAACAGGGAGTCGAAATGACGCTTACAGAAGAACAGAAGGCGCTTTTCGATGCCCTGACGCAATTACAGCGTAGATTCATTACAGCGCTACTTGATGGCGCTAACCAGACGGGCGCATATCGAAAGGCTGGCGGTAAGGCAAAGACAGATGACGGGGCTAGAGCATCAGCCAGTCAAATCTTAACAAATCATAACGTTCAAGCCTTCCTTCAGTCCGTCCAGTACGAAACAGTTAACGAAGCCATCATGACCTACACCGAAGCGATGGAGCGGCTCACGCTGATGGGGCGCACGACAATTCATGACATCGCCACGTTTGGCAATTATCAGATTGGCGAGGACGAGGAAGGGCAACCAGTATTTCAGGCGTCGTGGAAATTTAAGGACTCCAAGAATATTAAGCCCGAACACCTGGCCGCTGTCGCTGAATTATCCACTGGCAAAGACGGACTGAAAATTAAGCTGCATGATCCGAAAGCGGCTATCAAACAACTGGCCGAAATGCGCGGTTGGGAAGCGCCGAAGAAAGCCGAATTGACCGGCGCGAACGGTGGCCCGATTCAAACGTCAAACCTAACCCCGGATGAAGCCGCAGAGGCCTACCGTAAAATGATGGGCTGATTTTGGTAAACATCCATAAATAGCCAGTTTGACGAGTAAAACCTCTATGCAAAATAGAGGGTAATTTATGCACCATTTATGCAATCAATTATCTAACATTCCACGCCGTTAACCCTGACAAATAAGCCTTTCGATTCATTAGGTTGATGAGTGCTATGCGCTCGGTGCGTGTAATGACCATTATGTTAAAAAGTCCTAAAACTCACCCATTTATCGAGTAAAATCCAACATGCCTTTACCATTCCCTTTTGACTTCAAAAAACCGGATTACGCTCAGATTTTTGAGTGGCGAATGGAGCGATTGCAACGTATGCGCCAACAGCCTGACATGCTGCCAGCCATGCGAGCGTTTTATAAAAACAATCCTGCTCAGTTCATTATTGATTGGGGCATGACTACCGACCCGCGTAACCTTGATTATGGTTTGCCGGTCACCATCCCATTTCTACTTTTCCCCAAACAGGAAGAGTGGATCCACTGGATTATGGAACGCCGGGAAAGGATGGAAAACGGCATTACCGAGAAAAGCCGCGAGATGGGCCTGAGTTGGACAGCGGTTGGCATGGCCAGCGCGTTATGTTTGTTCAATAAAGAAATGGTGATCGGCTTTGGCTCACGTAAAGAAGAATATGTAGACAGCACTGGCGACCCGAAAGCCCTGTTCTGGAAAGCACGTAAATTCATTGAAACTTTACCGGCTGAATTTCGCGGTTCTTGGAATGATAAGAAACACGCGCCTTATATGCGTATTGAGTTCCCTGATAGCGGTTCAATCATCAAAGGCGAGGCAGGTGATAACATCGGGCGCGGTGACCGCACCACGCTTTATCTTGTTGATGAGGCCGCGTTCCTACAGCGCCCACTATTGATAGATGCGGCATTGTCACAAACCACCCGTTGTCGTATTGATCTCTCGTCAGTCAACGGCATGAATAACCCCTTCGCGCAGAAACGGCACGGCGGGAAAATACCGGTATTCACCTTCCACTGGCGCAGTGACCCGCGCAAGGATGACGCCTGGTATAAAAAAGAGTGTGAAAAAATAGATAACCCGGTCATCGTGGCGCAGGAATTAGACCTCAATTACAACGCCGCCGCTGAGGGTATTCTGATCCCGTCTGAATGGGTTCAGGCCGCTATCGGTGCGCATAAGAAACTGGGTATCACGCCCTCGGGCGCACGTATTGGCGCGCTGGATGTGGCGGATGAAGGGATTGACCTTAACGCGTTCTCTAGCCGAACCGGTGTCTTGCTCGACCGCTTAAAAGCCTGGTCAGGTAAAGGCTCTGATATTTACGCCACCACACAGGACGCCATGGTCTTGAGTGATGAGCATGACTGTGACTATCTGCTCTATGACGCTGATGGCCTTGGCGCAGGTTGCCGGGGTGATGGGCGGGTTATCAACGAGACGCGACAGAAAGCAGGGCAGCTGCAGGTTGAGCTAAAACCCTTCCGAGGCAGTGGCGAGGTTATTTACCCTGATAAGCCTGTTTTCAAATCTGATGGCAAAAGAGACGCACGAACCAACAAAGACTACTTCGCAAACCGTAAGGCGCAGGGGTGGTGGGCGTTGCGCATGAGATTCCAAGAGGTTTACCGCGCCGTGGTTAAGGGTATGCCTTTTGACCCTGACGAGATAATCAGTATTGACGAAAACCTGCCGGAAAAAGAAAAGCTGATCGCCGAACTGAGCCAGCCGACTTACACCATCAACGGGGCGGGGAAAATCATTGTCGATAAAGCGCCATCCGGCACCCGGTCACCCAATCACGCCGACACCGTAATGATTTGCTATGCACCCGAAAAAATCCGGCGCTCCACTTTCGGATAGTTCGTTTTTTGCTCTATTTAACATAATGACTCTTAAGCGAACTTGTATGTAAAATGCTACATATTGGTTTTAGCGCGTTGCGGCATTGTGTGACGTGTCACGGCGCAAACAACGCATAAACTCGGCGCAATCAGTGAACTAACAGCAAGTACTTTACTTTAACAATCAATCAAATCGTTTGAACTAGAGCCGAGGGTTTTATCCTCGGCTTTTTTGTTTGTGCGATTTATGGCACTTGAGGCGAGATCAATGATGGGATGGTTTAAACGTAAGAAAAAAGAGGAACCACAAAAGGCAGAGAGGGTACGGGAAGGGTTCTTTAGTACTCACCGCGAGTCAGGCGATAGCGCGACGGCAACCGAAGCGCTACAGGGGAAGATAAGCCACCTCGCCAGTGCTCAGCCGGTGGCTCAGATAGTTGGCACCATGGACAGCATGGACGGCGGCGGGGCGTTACAGTCCCAGCACGTAAGCGGCGGCGGTACGGTCAGTGACAGCCTGTTTATGTGGTATGCGAACAGTAACTTTATCGGCCACACCATGAGCGCCATCATTGCACAACATTGGCTGATTTATAAAGCCTGCGCTATGCCGGGCCGTGATGCGATTCGGCAGGGCTACACGATTCAGGGTGAGGGCGGCGAAGAGTTAGATCCTGAGGCGTTAAAGTTACTTAAGCGCTACGACAAAAAAATGAACATCAATAAACAGATGCGCGATTTTGTCACCTTCGGCCGTATCTTCGGGGTTCGTGTCGCCCTGTTTCGCGTTGAGAGTAGCGACGACGAATATTATCAAAACCCGTTTAACGAAGACGGTGTAACGGAGAATAGCTACAAGGGGGTGGTACAAATTGACCCCCAGTGGTGCACCCCTGATTTAGACGCGGAAGGATTAACCGACCCGACATCACCCAATTTTTACAATCCAACGCACTGGCTGATCAATGGCAAACGATATCACCGCTCACATTTGATGATATTTATCCCTAACCCCGTAGCCAACATTTTAAAGCCTGGCTATTTGTTTGGTGGTGTGTCGGTACCGCAAAAGATAATGGAGCGCGTCTACGCCTCCGAACGGACGGCAAACGAAGCCCCACAATTGGCACTCAGCAAGCGAACCACAATATTTAAAACCGATGCGGCCAAAGCATTAGCTAATGAAGCGGAATTTAATCAGAACATGGCTACATGGATTAAGTTCCGCGATAACTTCGGCGTGAAAATTGTTGATAGAGAAGAAGATAGTATTGAGCAGTTTGATACTTCATTGGCCGACTTTGACGCGCTGATCATGACGCAGTATCAGCTTGTCGCTGCCGGTGCGGATGTCCCGGCGACCAAGCTACTCGAAACCCAGCCCAAGGGGTGGGCCAGCTCGGGCGAGTACGAAGAGGCCAGCTATCGCGAAGGGCTGGAAAGCCTACAGACCCATGATTTAACCCCGCTGCTGGAGCGACATCACTTACTGCTGATGCGCTCACACGTTGCGCCTGAACTCAATATTAAGCCTATCGAAACCTGCGTTAACTGGGAGTCGCTCGACTCACCGACCGCCAAGGAATACGCAGAGATTAACGAAATCAACAGCCGGGCAGATTTGAACCTGGTGAACTCGGGTGCGCTCGATCAATACGATGTTCGCGACCGACTCATAGCTGACAGAAATAGCGGGTATAGCGGTATCGCGCCAGCGGAACCACCGGAGGAGCCAGAGCCACCAACACCGGCTGAAGGGGGGAACAATGGCGAAAACACCGCGCAAAATGGCGAGACGCCAGCCGCCTAAACCTAAAGGTGCTCTACGTGGCGCGACACTGTTTATGTCAGTCAGCGCAGGAAGCGAATATCAGCACACCATTACCCGCACCTTTGATCTCCTCCGCGTTGAATCAGAATCAGAAATAAAACGCCTGTTTGAGCATTCAGACTCCCCCGTGCTGGACGGTGCGACCCTTGACGGCAGTCTGGCTAACGGCGCGGCTAAATTACTGCACAGGTTGAGGAGGCGGTTTAACAGCGTGTTCAATGCCATGACCGATAAAGCGACCGCCCGAATGCTGGAACGGGTTTCGGGTAACGCAGGCAGCGACGTTAAACGCAGCTTAGAAGAAATCGGGGAAGGGGTATCAATCCGGGTAAATATGCTCTCGCCAGTGGTGAAGGAAACCATCGCCGCGAAGGGGTATGAAGCCGCCAACCTGATTAAACGGGTACCGGCCAAATACCTGGACGATATCGGCGCGGAGGTGATGCGCTCAATCTCTTCCGGGCGCGGGCTGCAAGATTTGCAACCGGCGTTAGATGAGTACGGCGTCAAGGTGCGCAACTGGTCGAAGAACGTCGCACTCGACCAGACACGAAAAGTTTATGACGGCGTTTCAACAGCGGCCATGAAATCTGCAGGTATTCGCAAATTTGAATGGGTTCACAGTGGCGGCAGCAACGACCCGCGTGAATACCATATGTTGCCATGGCCTGCAGGACTTAATGGTGGAATTTTCGATATAGACGACCCGCCGATTATTGACAAGCGGACCGGTGAGCGAGGTTTCCCCGGACAGCTCCCCTATTGCCGATGTACCAAACGGCCAATAATTGATTTTGGTGATGACGATGAGTGAACGCTCAATTGATACAAACGGCTGGTTTGAATCCCCGAACAACCCATTAAGCAAAGTCGGTATTTATGCCTATCTTGGCAAAAATATTCCCGGCGCACCTGACCCCGACAAGATTTATTACGTATATCGCCCGGAGGAGGAACTATCCGATCCCGCGTGTATTGACTCGTTCAAGTTGTTGCCGTGGACGGACGACCACCCGCCTGGCTTGTTGGGTGAAGAAGATGAGGGATTAACGCCAGCGGAGGAGAAGGGCGTACAGGGCGTAATCGGCGAACGTGTCTATTACGAGGACGGCGTTCTGTACGGGAATATCAAGGTTTTTTCACAAACCATGGATGAGCTGATCCGCAAAGGCAAAAAAGAATTGTCGTGCGGCTACCGCTCTAAATATGAATGGCAATCGGGTACGTACAACGGTGACCAATACGACGTTATCCAGCGGCAAATCAGAGGTAATCATTTGTCGTTGGTAGACGAAGGGCGCATGGGTTCAGAAGTCGCTGTACTCGACGCATTTACACTTGACTCAAAGGATGTAATTCACATGACCGAAGAAGAAAAAAAGGCACTGGCCGCATTGCTGGCCATGCTACCGGCCCTGCAAAAAATCGTTGATGCGGCGGGTACGGCAGACAACGAAGAAGAAACAAAAGACAGCGAAGAGGAGGAAGGCACTAAGGACAGTGAGGAAGAGGAGGAGGGTACCAAAGATAGCGAAGAAGAAGGCACCGCCGACGAGGAGGATAAGGAGGGTACCGCTGACGAGGACGACAAAGACAACGAAACCGCCGCCGCGCTGGATGCGATGGATAAGGAAATAAAAGCACTAAAACGGGATAGCTTTAAAAACGTGATGCGTGAAGTGTCGCGCCGTGATGCGTTGGTGCGTGATCTGTCTCGCCACGTTGGCACCTTTGACCACGCCGACATGACCACGAATGAAGTTGCAGCCTACGGTGTTAAAAAGCTAAAAATCACCCACGCGAAAGGGCAGGAACTCTCTTGCCTGTCGGGGTATTTGCAAGCAGCTAAAGCCGCGCCTGTGACGACCTACAGCGGCACCGGCCTAGACGCCATCGATAGCGGTAGCGCGATTTCTAAATACCTGACAGGGGATGAAAAATAATGAATTTTCAACAAAAGGTTCGCTTTGATCAGGCGTTTGGTCTGGTGGGTGAGGTGTCCTTTGACGGCCCACTCCGTGCCAAGCCGGGTGTACTTAACAGCGAAGACCCGGCCAATAATGTGTTTGGCCGTGCATTTACTGTGCTGCCCGATGGCTCGATCACCGCAGGCGGTACCGGTTCATTCTGGGGCATTCTCGCCAACCCCAAGGCCCACATGTTCACCAGCCGGATTGGTGACGATGGCAATAACACGCTACCGAATGGGGTCAATGCTGAGTTTGTCGATATGGCGATTATTAACGTCGAGATCTCAACACCTACCACTGTAGGCAGTGACCTGTTTTATGCCACAGAAACCGGAGCGTTGCGGGCGCTGCCACCCGGTACCGCCGCGCCTGAGGGACATCTTGCGGTACCTAATGCCAAAGTGGCCCGACTCCCGCAGACCAACGCCAACGGCGGTCTTATCGTCGCGCAACTGACCAATTAATAAGAGACGAAAAATGAAACAATCAGTTATTCACAGTTCACTTGCGCCGCGTAATGTCCGTCCGTTGTCGCTGACAGCCAAAGACATTACCGGCAATGCGCATTTAGAGTTAGGCCGTCTGGGGATTAATATCTCTCGCGGCACCATCAGCAACATGATCAGCGGCATGGGTTTGGACAGCAACGACACCGGGCTAGCGCCTTCCCCGTTGCCGGGGCTGATGCCGGGCGGTTCGCCTACGCCTATTCAATTTCTGCAAGCCTGGCTACCGGGCTTTGTACGCATGTTAACCGCCGCCCGTAAAATTGATGAGTTGATCGGTATTGCGACCGTCGGAGCCTGGGAGGATGAAGAAATTGTTCAAGGGATGCTGGAGCCTATCAGCGGTGCAGTTATTTACTCTGATCACGGCAATATTCCGCTGGCGTCTTGGCAGGTGGGTTATGCGCGTCGCACTATCGTACGCTTTGAACAGGGCTTTGCGGTCGGTGCTCTTGAGGAAGCCCGCACCGCTAAAGCGAGCATTGCAACAGCAACGGAAAAACGCAGCAGTGCGGCGCAGGGGTTAGATATTTCACGCAATCGGGTAGGCTTTTACGGCTACAACGATGGTCAGAATATGACCTATGGCTTTCTGAATGAACCTAACCTGTTACCCGCATTAACGGCGGCACCCGGCGCAGGTGGTGATACTACCTGGCAGAGCAAAACCTTTCTGGAAATTACCGCCGATATTCGCCGTATTTTGGTTGAACTCCAGATTGCGAGTATGGACACCCTCGATCCTGAAACCGCGGCGATCACTGTCGCACTCCCTACCGGCGTTAATCAGTACCTGAGTGTGACGTCGACCTATGGCAACTCAGTACGCCAGTGGGTGAAAGAGAACTATCCCAATCTGCGTTTTGTCACCGCGCCGGAGATGAAAGAAGCGGTGGGAGGCGAAAGCGTCACCTATGCCTATCCTGATTCGGTCAATGACGGTTCAAGTGATGATGGTCAAGTGTGGTCGCAAAACGTACCGAGTAAATTCACCGTGATCGGCGTGGAAAAACGCAGCAAGGTTTATGTTGAGGATTTCAGTAACGCCACAGCGGGGGTGCTGCTTAAGCGTCCTTATCTTGTTATCCGCCTGATCGGTATTTAACGGCAACTATTGAAAACCAAGGGGGCTGATGCCTCCTTTTCTATTTTTTGGGAGTGACTCATGCACTATATTTTTTCTACTATTTCTACCGATGTTAAATATACATTTTACGGCCAGTCCGCCAATGACATGCCCGCGATTGAACACACTATCACCATCAAGGGGGGCGCAAACGTAGCAACCAAAAACCTCATTACGCCGAAGGGGGTGATGACCTCTGTAGAAGATGCAGAAGTTGACATGCTCAATACTCACCCGGTTTTTTTACGTCACAAGAAAAAGGGTTTTGTGCATGTTGAAGCCAAGCAGGCGGCACCTGATGAAGTGGCCAGTGACATGGAAGCCCGTGACGAGTCCGCACCCCTGATTGACGATGATTTTAATGGTGAGGATGCACCACCAACAACCTCGAAAACCAAGAAAAATTAAGGGGCCGTGATGACCATCGATATCAGCGTTGTAGAGTTCCGCGAACGCTTCCCCGCCATGGGGGATATGATTGTTTTCCCTGACAGCTTAATTCTTCATCAAAGCGTAATGGCGCAATGCTTCATTAGCGTTGGCCCTACGTTACGCGGCGAATGTTATCTGATGGCTATCTATCTGATGACCGCGCACCTGGTCTGGTCGGATTATCTCATCCGGCAGGGGCAGACAACGGCCGGTATTGTAACTGGCGCGACCGTCAGTAAAGTCTCAGTGAGCATTACGCCGCCACCATCCGGCAGTGCGTGGCAGTTCTGGCTGTCAACGAGTCCGTATGGTTTGCAATTGTGGGCGTTCCTCAATATCAAATCAGCGGGTGGGGCATATGTCGGCGGTTTACCTGAGCGCACGGCATTTCGTAAAGTTGGCGGGGTGTTCTGGTAATGGCCGGTCAGTGGCGTGGCGGTGGCGGCAGCAAAATAGCGCGCATTCGTCGTGAAATTGCCGAAATCAATAGTATGCAAACGCGTGTCGGATGGATGGAATCAGCGCGGTACGCGAACGGCGATCCGGTGGCGGGGATCGCCGTGGTACAAGAGTACGGCACCGAAGATTTAAGCATCCCGCCACGATCATTTATGCGGACCACTCAAGATGAGAAAAAAATTGAGTGGGACAGCAATATGAAAAAAGGCTTCACGGCGGTGATTAAGGGGACGCGTACCAGTGCGCAAATCATGGAAGCGTTGGGGCTAATGGCGGCGGGGGACGTTCGCAAGAAAATCACCCAGATATTCACCCCGCCACTGGCCATTAGCACCATAAAAGCCCGCGCCCGCAAGGCAGGCCCAAGCGCCCGTGCGATATCAATCAAGCCGCTGAATGACTCGGGGCTGATGCTAGCGACGCTCACACACGTAGTTACCGGAGGTGATGAATAATGATACCGGGTATCAATTTGTTAAATGTAGCGCTGGGCGTTATTGGCTCACAACCTGTTGTCTATTTTCGCGACAGTGGCCAGCGGGAAACGTTAGAGAACGGTAACTTAAAAACGGTGTTCGAGGACGGCAAAGCTATTCTATCCGGCAGTGTGCAGTCCATGGCGAAAGAGAAAGTGATCCGTCAGGGGCTGGAGGAGTCATTTGATTACGTCGAGTGGTTTGTTTCGCTGTCAGTGATTGGCGACGAGCGCGATTACAGCGGTGACGAAATCAAATGGAACGGTAAGCGCTGGAAGGTCGGCAGCGTTGAGGACTGGTCAGCGCAAGACGGTTGGTGTGTCGCGACCTGCCAAGAGGTGAAAATAAAACGTGTTAGATAATCCGCTCATTATACTCATCCGAACAAGTTTACTCGCTGGGTTAAAGAATAGAGGTTATGACGACATCAACGTGTGGCAAAGTTATCAACCCACCCAGCAGGGGACATCGTCAGACAAAACACTCTATATTCACAAAATAACCAACGGCAATCATGGTTTTGCCGGTCACCAAGAAATCTACGACGAACAAAACGAAGTCATAAAAAGAATAACCACGGAGATTTTAACGCCGACTTATCAGGTGAGTTCTACGGTTGTATATGATGAAAATGAACCCTTTGCCATGACGGCAGGTGACCTCGTTTATTTGGCGTTGAGCGTGATGCAATCAACAGATTTTCAAAATCTATTATTGGCGCAAGACGTGAATATATTCCGGGCGGGCAGTGTGAAAAACATCACGGTTCCGAGCGATAAGGCAGGGCATGAAGACCGGCCCACGTTTGATATACAAATCACGCATAAAAATATTTATACAACTGAGGTGCCGGTTATTAAGTCCGTTCACCATCGAATTAGCAGGATTTAAAAGGAGTTATAATGTCTATTGATATGGGTAAGTATGTCGATATCATTTCCGGTGTCGGCGGCGGTAATTCTGTTCGTGCGCGTGAGTTAATTCTACGGATTTTTTCCCGCAATAATTTAATTTCGCCCGATTCCATTTTAGAGTTTACCAGTGCGAATAATGTATTAAGTTATTTCGGTATTGAATCAGAAGAATATAAACGCGCGGTTAAATACTTTAGTTATATTTCGCCGTCAATCGTACAGGCATCAAAAATATCATTTGCCCGCGATCAGGCCGAAATGAGCGACTCGTTATTTTTAGGGGTAACGGTCGTTTATAAAATAGATAAAATTTCGCAGATGTCAGGAACCCTTAGCGGCGATCTTGATGGCATTAAATTTACCACCGAAGAAATGTCATTTGAAAATGACCAGTCACTGAGCAGCGTAGCGGCGCGTATTCAGGGCGGCATTAGCGCAGCAGGCTATGAGTACGCGCCGGACATGTCGCAAACATCGGGGTTTTATAATGCAACCTCAGCCCGATTTGAACTGACCATTCAGGGTGAAAACGCAGACATTCCCGTCTCGGTAAAATTAACCATCGACCCCGGCGAAATTGCTGACGCACTCGGCCTGAGTGGCGGCACCGCGATAATGGGTATACCCGCTGCGCTAACCCCCGTCGAGAGTGTGGCGGCGGCTGACGATATCAGCAATAACTACGGTTCATTTTTGTTTATCGATGATATGGAGTTAGCAACCAGCATTGACATGGCAGAGGCGAACGCGGCAAAAAACGTTATGTTTATCTACCTGCTTGGCTGTACCGCCGCCAATGCAAGCGCCTATTACGACGCGTTGTACTCTATTGCCAGTGTCGGCTTAACACTTATTGCCGCAACCAATACTGATTTTGATGAGCAGATCCCCGGCACCCTAATGGCGGCGACAAATTATGACAGTCGTAACAGCGTCATTAACTACATGTACCGCCAGATCCCCGGTGTGACACCCAAAGTCACCACCACACTGTTATCTGATAGTTACGACAAATTACGCATTAATTATTATGGCCGCACTCAGACCGCAGGCCAGAAGATTGATTTTTATCAGCGTGGAACGCTCATGGGCGGCGCAACAGCTCCCGTTGATATGAACGTTCACGCTAATGAGCAATGGCTTAAGGATGTGTGTGCGGCGGCGCTGTTATCGCTTCAATTGTCGCTAGGCCGTATCCCGGCGAACATTTCCGGGCAGGTGCAAATCCTTACCACCCTGCAAGAGTCAGTTAACGCGGCGCTGAATAATGGCGTGATCAGCGTTGGCAAAACATTGAATATTAATCAAAAAAATTATATTACTCAAATGACGGGGGATAATCAGGCGTGGCAGCAAGTACAGAATATCGGCTATTGGATTGATGCCGTGATGAAGGAAACGACTACCGAGGATGGCCGCGTTGAATGGCAATGTGTTTATACCCTTATTTACAGTAAAGATGATGTTGTACGCCGCGTTATCGGTACTCATGCACTGATTTAATGGAGAGATAGAATGGATATTTCCGGCTTTGGCCTAACGATTAATATTCGCACATCAAAAACGTTTCCCGCAGGTTTCAATGTCACCCAATTTGCAGACGATGCCGACCCACTTGATTCACCGTCTCAGCAATTGGCTGATGTCGGTATGGGGCTAAACGGCGATATGGTGTCATGGAGCGTGGCTCAACCGCTGCAGGTAACGATCAATGTAATCCCCAATAGTGAGGATGATAAAAATCTGGCAATTCTGGCGGAGGCTAATCGTATCGCTAAAGGTAAGCGCAGTCTTAATGATGAAATTACCATGGCGATTTTATACCCGAGCGGAACAAGCCGAACGCTGTCTTTCGGGGTTATTACGGATGCGATGATCGGCAACAGCGCAGCCAGTGCCGGCCGGTTGAAGTCCAAGCCGTATGTTTTTAAATTTGAAAATCAGGTGATTGCATAATGTTAGAACCCATTGAAAAAGAAATCCCCCTACCGGATGGCGGGACTAAGACCTACATTCTGAGTAAGTTCCCGGCTATCGCTGGCCGTGAAATTGTTACCCAATACCCGACCACCGGCGCGCCGAAAATTGGCGACTACAAGACTAATGAAGCCTTGATGTTAAAGCTGATGGCCTATGTGGCTGTACCGGTAGAGGGTGGCAGTCAGATACCGCTTACGACCAGCGCACTGGTGAATAACCACGTCCCCGACTTCGAAACATTGATGAAATTGGAATGGGCGATGATGGAATATAACTGCTCTTTTTTCAGAAACGGCGCGGCCTTGGGTTTCTTAACCGGTTTAACAACGAAAGTCCAAGCGTTGATTACGAAAACGTTGACGGGTTTGTCGCAACCATCATCGGAGCCGACCGCGCCACCCTCCGAGAGCTGCGAGAAGTCTACACACTAGAAGAGGCTTTCGATCTCTTCGAAATCATCGCAGTACAACGCATGAATGAATCCCTCGCCATGGAACATGCCAACAGGAAAAAATAATGAACTTGCTTGAGGCGTTTTACTACACCTTTGCAGCAGACGCCTCCGGCCTTGATCGCGGGTTGACGGATGCCGAAAAGAAGGCCGAGAAATTAAAAAACTCGGTATCAAATGCCGATGCGGCGGCTGAAAAACTCGGCACGTCATTTTTAAGCCTGGCAAAGGCGGGTGTTGGATTATTGGGCGTCACACTAACGCTGGGCGGCATCAAAGCCCTTGCATTGGGAACGGCAGAGACCACCAGTGAGCTGGGTAAGCAGGCGCGGCAAATGAATGTCAACGTGTCTTCGCTGGATGCGTGGCGTAAGACCATCACGGAAAGCGGCGGTGATGCTGAGGCTTTCACGCGCACCCTCGGCAATATGGCCCAGCGATTCCGTGATCCAGAAGCCGCATTATTGCGCTATAGCAAGGCACTGGGCGGCATGAGTGCATTCCGGGCGCAGCGACTGGGGAAAATGATTGGGCTGGACGAGGGAACCATTGAGTTACTGCGTAAAGGCAAGGTGAGCGTCGAAGAGTTACTTAAAAAACAAAAAGAGCAGGGGGTAATAACAAAAGAACAAGTGGCAATGACGGATAAATTTAATCAGGATTTGCGCACTCTTAAAATGAGTTTTACCGATTTAAAAACAAATATCGGGATGGGATTAATTCCCACCTTTCAATATTTGTTAGATAAATGGAGCGGCCTCTCTAAATGGGTATCGGAAAATAAAGATTTCGTAAAAGGCTTCTTTATTGCGATCGCCGTTGTGGTTGCTGACCTTTATTTACCGGCAATGTTAAAAGCCGCAGCCGCAACGCTCGCGGCCACATGGCCCATTTTGTTAATCGTTGCCGCCGTGGTTGCCGTTGCCGCTGCGTTCGCCCTCGCCTATGACGATGTGATGAACTTTCTGGCGGGGAATGATTCTGTTATCGGCGAACTGTCGAAGAAATGGCCGTGGATCGGTGAGTTGGTGCTGGGTTTGGTCGCTGAATTAAAAGGGCTGTGGGCGCAGATTATGGCGGTGTGGGATGCGCTGGTTATGATGGTCACTAACCCGGTGCAGTTTTTCCAAAACCTCGGTACCGAAATAAAAAAATTACTGGATCTGCTATTCGGTGAGGGTGCCGGAGATAATATTTTTAGTGCCATTGCGGATTCAGTTGGCGCGGCGTGGAAAGGGTTAAAAATATTAATTACCGGCGTGATCGGTTTAGCCATGAAAGGATTTGAGGCGATCGGTAATGCCTGGAAAAAAGTTAAGGGCTGGTTCGGCGCGGGCGAAGAGGAGGTTAATAACGCCAAAAATACCGCAGCAGGGCAATCACACCAAGGATGGGAGGCACCGGAAGACTTAACTTACGGCGGTAAAGAGCAGTTGGCGCAGGCCTCGGCCAGTGGCGTCACGACCATGACTAGCAGCAGCATTTCCAATAGCAGGGCGTCGAATAAAAACATTAATAACCGCGTGGAAAAAATTGAAGTGATCACCCAGGCGACAGATGCGGAAGGAATAGCGCGGGACATCGGCAGTGAATACGGCAACGCAATGAACCAGTATGCGGACGGGTTGGAAATATAATGAATGAGACAGAAATTTTAGGTATCTATGATAACGATTTTAATCTGATGTTTGAAAATGCCATTAATATGAAAGCCAGTATTTTTGAAGGCTCTAAGTTAATGGAACATCCGATTGAGGACGGTTCCACCAAAACAGACCATAAAATAATCTTACCGGTCGAGATAGAAATAACATTATGGATACCCGAAGAGCATTACAAAGACACTCACGCGATAATCAAGCAGGCATTACATAGCGATTCAAGTTTTCAAGTTAACACTCGCGTTGGGGTTTATTCCAACATGATGTTATCGGAAATGCCGCACGAAGAAGCGCCTGAGCAATCCGGTGCCATCATTATCACGCTGAGTCTGAAAGAGGCGGTTATTGTTACCACGCAATACCAGGCGTTAACGTCAAGAAAGGTTAAAGACCCGAAAGATACCAGCACGGTAAATCGCGGGGAGCAAAAGCCGGTAAACAGTGGATCGGTGGCTATTGGTGGAGTGCGGGCTATTATTGGAAAATAACATGACGCAGTTAATTAATTTGGAATCAACGCCTAATCAGTCATTAACTATTCGGCTTGAAAATTCCCGCTATGAAATAGTATTGAATACGTTAAATGATGATTTGTTAAGTATATCTATTTTTCGCAATGGCCTAAGTTTGATTAAAGGGGTAAGGGTAATGCCTTATACCTTACTGTTACCCAAACATTTACAGCTTAATGACGGCAATTTTTACTTTGATACGCCGGATGATGAATATCCTCATTACGAAAGATTTATAGATAACCATCGTTTTTATTATATTCCGGCTACCGAGGTGTAAATTATGGAGCTAGACCCGCGTATAATCTCGTTATCAATAGAGATAGAGGGCAAATTACACGTTTACACCGATCTCTATATATCCGCATCCGGGCAAAAAACAGCGGGTTCATTGCAAAATGAATGCACGATAAAAATCGCCAATCTTAAACAGTCGGATCGCAATTTTCTGATCACCGAAACATCACCGCTCAACCGCCCGCGCAGGCGCAAGAAAATCATTCTATTCGCCGGACGCAAAAGTTACGGCACGTTTAAGGTTTTTGAAGGGGATATTATCGGATGCACCCCCAGCCAGCCGCCCGACATCATGCTGACCATCAAGGCGCGTACCGGGGTTTTCTTTATGACCGACATGCTCAGTTCAAGTTATGCCGCCACGGTGCCACTCAGCAAGATAGCCGCTGATACCGCACAGAGCATGGATTTAACCCTCGACTTTCAGGCGTCGGACAAAAATATCAGTAATTACAATTTCACCGGGGCCAAGCTAAAACAGGTTGATAAGCTGGGTAGCGCAGGCAGCTATAACGCTTACATCGATGATGACCGCTTGATTATAAAAAACAGAGATGTGCCGCTACTCAATGAGGCGGTCACACTCAATAAAAACACCGGGATGATTGGCGTACCTGAGGTCACGGAAGAGGGCGTTAAAGTGAAATACCTGCTCGATCCGTCGAGTCGGCCTGGTGCCAGTCTGACCATCGACAGTGATTTAAACCCAGCAGCCAATGGAACCTTTGTTATTTACAAACTCAGTTATGACATCAGTAACCGAGATACGCCTTTTTATCACACTGCTGAATGTCGGAGGCTTGGACTATGGCAGACACTACTTTAACCGATATTGACCCGGCGTTAACCGGTTCGCTATCAGGCACATTGGAATACGTCTTCAAGAAAATGCTTCAGGGAATAGATGGCCAGCTTCCCGCGCAGGTGATCAGCTACGACCGCGTGACGAATCGCGCCACGGTTCAACCGCTTATCAGTCGTGTGACGACAGCAGGCGAGGCGGTAGAGCGCGGGACAGTTGCAAGTATGCCGGTGCTGGCGTTGGGCGGGGGTGAGTTCAATATCTCGTTTCCACTGAAAACGGGGGATCGGGGCTGGATAGAGGCCAGTGATAGAGATATCTCTCTTTATCTGCAAACCAGCAAACAATCAAAGCCCAATACACTGCGTATGCACGAATTCTCTGACGGGCGTTTTATCCCGGATGTTTTTGCCGACTATGAATTACCGGCCGGACATGATGAGGCGCTGGTTATTCAGCATAAATCCGGTCAGACATGGATCGGGGTGAAGGAAAAGGAAATCAGTTTAAAGGTCGGTAGCACTGAATTTACATTAACAGAAGAGAACATAACCATGACGGCGGGTGGCAACGCGTTTGTTGTCAGTGCCGCAGGCGCTAAACATAATGGCGTTAACGTTGGCGGTACTCATACGCACAGTGGCGTAGAAGTAGGCGACGGAACGACTTCAACCCCGCAATAACGATTAATCGGCCATGACAGATAAAGGAATGATGAATGAACGACAAAAACAACTTTAGGGCCATTTCGGTGCTGGATGATGTGATCAGTACATTGGCCGTCAGCGGATATTCAGCATCAGAGATAGAAGCCCTTACCCGGATATTTAACGAAGACGCCGACAGTATGAGTGATGTGGATTTCCTCACCAGCAATAAACGTCTGGAAATGACCTACAGCCTTAGCAAAGAACAGATAGTGCATAAACTAAAGCGCCTTGCCGAAGGACCTGACCCCATAGCCGCTGTTGAGGCATTGAAGGTTTTGGCTGAAATGTCGGAGAAAAGGTAAATAAAATGGCAATGACAACATTGAGTTTGGCATTAAACGATAAGCATCGACTGTATTTAGATGCATCGGGAAATTTAGCCGTGGCTACCGATCTGGATGCCTGTTTACAGAACTGCAAAACAGCAATGCTGGCCCAACGAAATGAAATGATTTACGCCATGGATGAGGGCATTCCCTACCGCGAAACACTGTGGGACCAATACCGGCCCGCACAATTCGAAGCGGCCGCCCGCGCCACACTTAAGGCTATTACCGGCGTGAAGCAAGTGACGTCTTTTTCAATATCCCGCACCGGTAATGATTTTTACTATAGCGCGACAATAAAAACCGAGTGGGGAACAGGGGCCATAAACAATGAGCGAGCTTTATAATTACATTGAAGACACTGGAATTGTCATACCGGACACCGCAGATATAAAAACAGCAGTAGAAGAAGAATTTAAAGCGGCGTTAGGTCAACAGATGTCAACCAACCCTGACTCACCACAAGGCCGATTGATCAGCGCAGAGGTCAGCGCCCGGCGCGCGGTTGTCATCAATAACGCAACGTTAGCGAATCAAATAAACCCTAATTTTGCGAACGGCATATTTTTGGATGGCGTCTGTGCGCTACTGGGGATCACGCGTAACAGTCCTGAAAAATCGGTCATACCGAGTGTGACATTGCGCGGCATTCCATTAACTGAGGTTCGAGCGGGTTCAAGGGCCAGATCAAGCACCGGTGATATTTTTGTCAGTGCCAACACTGTGCTTTTAAACAGTTCCGGTATTGCTACCGTCGATTTTATCGCGGACGTTGCCGGGGGGGTAAGTTGCGCCTCGGGGGCATTATTGACGGTTATTGATGCTGTGCTGGGCTGGGAAACCGTATTTAATGATTATGCGGCTGTAGTCGGTAGCGGGGAGCAGAGTGACGTCGCGTTACGCTCAGAACGTAAACTGAGGCTAGCCAATCAGGGCATATCAACCATGGAGGCGCAAATCAGTGGTTTATACGGCCTCGCAGGTGTTCATTCATTGTCATTTTTAGAAAACATTAGCCATGAATTTATGACAATTGATGGTATTTACATGAAACCACACAGCGTGTGGGCCTGTGTGTATGGCGGCGTTGATCAAGATATAGCACGCAGCCTATTACAGAATAAAACGGATGGTGCCGCGTGGAACGGCGCAATATCGGTAACAGTGATAGAGCCTAATGCAGATATCCCGTACACAGTCCTGTTTGACCGCCCGGCTGAAATACCGATCACAGTAAAAGTGATCATGCGCAGTGCGCAGGGAACGATAGACCCGAATGTCGTTATTCCCAACGCCTTGATTGCATACGCAATGGGTGAGCTGGACGGTGAGCGGGGTTTTGTTACTGGCGTTGATGTTAGCCCGTTCGAACTGGCCGGTGCTATCAGCCTGGTTCACCCCGGCTTTTTTGTGCAGCAGGTTTTGATCTCGCGTAACGGTGACGTACTGACCAGCAACGAAATTACCATAATGAAAAATGAAGTCGCTACATTGTCAGAGGAAAACATATCAGTTGTTATTAACGTATAGCGAGTTAAAAAATTTCAATGAATATAACAAGCTGCTTCGGCAGTTTTTTTATGGGCGCAATATATGTCAATGCAAATACCCGAAATAAACAGCAGTATGGATTTATTACGTAACATCATTTGGCAATATGACGGCACCGAAGAAATCCAAACGCTAATGCAGAAAAAAGAAGAATGGTATAATAAGGCACATACTGATTTTTGGCATAACTGGTTTACTGATGTATTTGATTTGCGAACGGCAAATGATTTTGGTTTAAGCGTGTGGGCGCTAATCCTTGGTGTTAATTTATTTATTCCTGAATGCCCAAATGTGACTTTAACCACTGAGCAAAAACGCCTGGTATGCCGACTGCGTTATTATCAATTGATTACGCGTTGCACCATTCCCGAAGTTAACGGGATCATGATGGATATGTTCGCGACTGAAAACGGCAAGGCTTACGCGCTTGACCCTAACGATATGTCGTCAATCATGTATGTATTCACTGAACAGCCCGCCAGCGCCGTGGCGTTAATCCTGACTAAGTATGATCTACTCCCGCGCCCGGCAACCGTGGGTTTAAAGTTTCGAGTGATCCGTTATATCCCTTTCGGCTTCGGTATACATTATCAGAATTTCGAGAACGCCGGGTTCTGGGATGGTGGCGAACTGATTAATTACAGTTGGCGGATTAACTTATTTTTTGACAATGATAATGGTGTGCTGCACGGACAAATAGCATCATCTGACAGCACGATAGATTTATCGGGCATTGACGTGACGCTGTACTACACAAAATCAACGGGTGAGGCATTTACACGCGAAGTTACGACGACTACTGGCGGGCTATTTACCGACCTCGTCAGCCGTTCGGGTATTTATGCAGTCATTGCCAAAACACAGATATTTACGCCAACCTGTACCATTGATGATGTCGCATCAAGAAATTACACTTTCACCTACGTAATTAATGGCGCGGAAGTGATGATTAAGATTTATAACCCCGACGCACCGCTGTTTAATTTAACCGACAGTAGCGAAGTAATCACAATCGATTTCGGGGATGGGGTGGACAGTGAAGATTATCGTGTTGATGCTCAGGGATTCGTTTATGCAACCCGCCCGCTGCTTGTTGGGACGGTATACCGCATAACCATAAAACGCAGTAATAGTTGCGTGTTTTATCACCCATCGTTAACCTTTGAAAATAAAGTGACTGAAATTATCTACGTGTCGGGCGGTAGGCAAAGTATGACCAATGCTTTTCGCTATTGTAATGAGTTAGCCTTAATACAGGCAGGAGCCTTTGATTACTTACCCAATGTCACTACTTTCAACTATGCATTTAATGGATGCTCACAGCTACAATTAATACCAGACGATTTATTTAAGCATTGTCCGCGCGTTGTTAATTTTGGCTATTTATTCTTATCTTGTGAAAGTTTGTTGTATATCCCTGCAGGTCTGTTTGATGATAACCCTTTAGTGACGACATTTCAGTTTGCCTTTAGATACTGTACGTTGCTCAAAGAAATTCCAACGGGGCTATTTGATAACAATACTTTTGTTACATCATTTCAGGTTGTTTTCGGGAGTTGCACGGCCTTATTAACAGTACCTTATGGATTATTTGATAAGTCACCGGCAGCAACGGTTTTTGAAAACGTATTTAGGGAATGTTCGTTGGTGACCTCGGATATTAACGACATTTTCCCACTGGAAAAATACAGTGCTATTAAAGACCTGTGGTACGCGTTTAACGGTTGCTCGAAAATGAGCGGTAGCGGGCTGGTATTTATCGCTAAGGTGCCAAACGTAACTGACAACACAAAAACGTTTACCGGCGCTATTAGCTTATCAGATTACAGTCAAATCCCGACATCATGGAGATAACAGTGATAGCACTCAGTGAGATTAAAGACGCGATAGATTACCAACAGACTGACGATAACTTTATTGAATACCTCAGAGTGTTAAATCTGAACGGTATAATTATTTTTAATGAAAAAGATATCTCAAAAAATAAAGGTGAACTTTTCGCATCCGAACATTTATATAATCAAATAACTTTAGTTTATGGAAATATTTCACCGAAAGAGGGCGTGAAAATTGGCGAATAAATTCTTCAAAGTTCCTTTTGCGATAAATGGGGACAAGCAGGCCATTCCCGATGAAAAAAACTCAGAAGGTTTTGTGAGTTTTAATGAGGGGTGGGGCGGCGACTACGAGCGTGACTTAAGAACCGATACAAACGCAAAGCCCGTAGGCCGAAAAGAGATGAATGGTATTCTTAACGCCATTACTGTGGCAATACGCCAATACCAGACTACGGGCTTTCCTGAGTTCATAACTGCGGCAGATAACGGCGGCTCGCCTTTTGTTTATAGTCTTGGGGCGGTGGTGTCATATAATAATAAATTATATGTTTCCGTGATCAGTAATAACAACACCATTCCGGGTTCTGATGAGCTTAAGTGGCAAACGTTTATCTATAAAAGAGCAAGCGCAGCCGAGGCGATAGCAGGCGTTAACGGTGATTTGGTCATAACACCGCCGACACTGAAAGAAAGTATTGATTATAGCTTTGAGCAATATCAAGGATCATTAGAGCCATTCTTATTACCTATAGGCTTCATCGGTATATTTGCAGGAAGTGAAGCGCCGGCCGGTTGGCTTGAGTTGAATGGACAAACGTTCGATAAAATAAAAAACCCCAAGCTGGCCAAGATACTGCCATCTGGCAGGGTGCCAGATTATCGCGGGCAATTCGTCCGCGCGTGGGCGCATGGTTCATCTGTCGATCCAGATTCAAACAGGGCTATCGGCTCGCTTCAGGGCGATGCAATTCGAAACATTAAGGGCATGACAGGCGGCGCGGCATACATGCCTAATGCGGGATTGAGTGGACCGTTCTATGAAGTCCGGCCACGCCAAGGAACAGCGTACCAATCTACCAATGACTCATCCAGCCAAAACTTAGGCTTTGATGCCTCGCGGGCGGTTCCGACTGCTACCGAAAACCGACCGACAAACATTGCTGCCATGTACATCATTAAGACCGATCTGGCGGAGTCAGAAGAAGGCGCGGCGGTACCGTCTGCTATTGTTGTCAGTCCTTTGTCCGCATCGATTAACGCCGGTACCACGCAGCAATTTACAGCGATTGTTTTACCTGCGAGTCTGGCCGCTAACTTTCCTGTGTCATGGAGTGTGTCGGATCCGGCGTTGGGCAGTATTTCGAATACGGGCTTATATAACGCGATAGCAGGAAAGAGCGGCGTACAGACGATTATCGCTTCAATATCGACCGGGCTTACATCACTGGCCACGGTGAACCAGTTTATCTATTTAACATCAATCGCGCTGGACGTAATCCCTGACATTACCGTGGGGGATGACTACGAACTTAAGTTAACGTTATCGCCGTCTAACGCGACCGAGTCACTGAATTACTCAACGAGTGATTCACAAATTGCCTCTGTTCAATCCGGCGTTTTATTCGGTACCGGCGCGGGTACCGCGACAATTACCGCAACCGGCTCACTGTCCGGCGTATCTGCATCGAGACAAGTTAAAGTCTTGGCCGCTGAGGTTGTGGGTGAATTTTTCAGAATAGAAAATAATTTATCTGAAATTACCGACGCGTCCGAGGCCCGAGAAAACCTTGAGCTGGGTGAGCTGGCAACCAAGGATTCGCTAACGGCTGGCGATGTAGGAGCCGTTCCTATTGCTGATGTAGCGATAGTTGCGGGGACAAATTTAAACAGCATGACGGCACCCGGTGAGCATTTCCAGAACGTAACAAGTAATGCAACTTTGCCGCTGAACTACCCTGTTGCGGTGGCGGGTGTGCTGAAGGTTTACCGAACCGGTGTTGACGAAATCGGGTGTCGTCAGGTTTATATGCCGTACAACTCAACGGCGGAGTATCGACGCTACGCTTACGGCGTTCCACTGGCATTTTCTAACTGGAGCGCGGCGGGTGGTAGTGGGGCATTCGCTGAGGTCGGTAGCTTTGCATTCTGCAAACATCGGGATTCATCAACTCAGCACAACATATCGCCCGGCTCTCAATGGGCTGGTTCAGACTTGAAATACGCGGGAACTATTGTTTCTATCGGTAGCCCGCTGCCACCAGGCACTTGGATCGCTTGTGGCGGTGCCACTAATACTGGCGAAGCAACTGTTTTTCAGCGAATTGCGTAGGATATATCCATGAATTTTATCACTGTTAAAGATCCTGTTTATGCGAACGAAGCCAAAAGCGCCATTAACTGTACTGTGCTTTTTGAAGGGCGCACGGAGCCTGTCCCCTTCACCGCCACGACTGATGATGTGATGTGGCATGGCGTAGAAATTTTCACACGCTGCGCGGCGGGCGAGTTTGGGGCGGTAAAAAAGTACGTGGCACCGAAAGTGGATTATGTCGCCCTGGCTGAACAGCACAGAGCAACATTAATTGCCGAGGCCAGCCAGAAAACGCAGTTTTGGCAAACCCAGTTATTGCTTGGCATGATCACCGATACCGATAAAGCGGCGCTAGTCGCATGGATGGGGTACGTTCAGCAGTTGCAGGCTCTTGATGTATCGAATGCCCCAGATATCGAGTGGCCAGTAGCGCCAGAGTAACAATCAACGCCGGGCTTAATGGCCCGGCCTGTTCATGTATGTAGTGAGTGATTTCGTGTTAACCGGCTTCACAGTTAGTTGCTGTTTTGTCAACCAACACCAAAGCCGACAACAAAATATTCCTGAAAATATTTCGCAGAAGTGCTCAAGACTGAAGCCAATCATCAGCACTTTCCCACGTATCCTGCAAAATCTCCTCGACCGTCTTTTTATCCTCGTTAGCTCCACCAAGAACTGTTAACCCATCGGCACCCGCAAACCTGACTTTCACATCAACCTCGCCAAACTTACGACTGAGGCGATTCGTCAATTCTTCCGTAAGTGCATTGGTGTAGCCAACCGGAAAACTCTTCGCGTTCAGCTTGTCTATCGTCACTTCGATACGCAGCATAAATCCCCCTCAGTTAAATATCGATAACCAGCCAGTATTCAGCCTCATCAAACATCTCTTCAACCAGTCGATTGAGGGTGGCCTTCTCACTTTTACTCGCGTCCGTGTTGATGCCGTTCGCTTGCATAGGCTTAACTTTGACCTCAGCTTTAGGGAAGATGCGATGCACGCGCTTGGTTAGTTCAGCCAGGATCAAGTCATTGGCACCCGGTATATCTTTTACATTTCGCTTATCGTAAACCAGTTCAACTTTCAT